AGGTGAGGCTGCAAACAATGAAGCAGAGAAGAAGTTCAACGTTGTTACTACAACTCCAAGTACTTCAGCTGCTGCTAACGTTGGTGATATTTCATTCTTAGGTAACATTGATGTAAGTACTTCTAACCATCTTGGATACTATTGGACTGGTGCTGCATGGGCTAAGTTTGGTCTTGCTGATACTGGTAACTTAAAAATTACAGGTGGATCTGCATCTGGTAATACATGGACTGATGGTGCTGGTGATTTACAACTTCAGAATGGTCTTGGAATTGATATACAATCAACTGGTACATTAAATGTAAACAGTGGTGCTACTACACTTGGTGGTAGTCTTACCGTTACAGGTAATGATGTTACCATTAAGGCAGATGCTAAGTATTTCAAAATACAAACTGCTGCTGCTGTAGATAAGTTTACCGTTGACACTGACAATGGTGACACTGACATCAAAGGAAACTTAGATGTTGCTGGATACCTAACAGTTGATGGAAATGCTACAATTGGTAATGCTACTTCTGACTTAGTAAGTATTACTGCTGCTATTTCATCTGATGTTACTCCAGATTCTCTAGGTAATAACCGTAATTTAGGTAATGCTGTACAAAAGTGGAAGGCAGCATACATTGAAACTATCAATGCAACAACTGTAAACGGTGCTGTAACTGGTAACTTAACTGGTAATGTTTCTGGTTCATCTGGATCATGTACTGGTAATGCTCTCACTGCAACCACATTACAGACAGCACGAGATATTGGTGGAGTATCATTCGATGGTAGTGCTAACATTACACTACCTGGCGTTAACTCAGCAGGTAACCAAAATACTTCTGGTAATGCTGCTACTGCAACACAACTATTTGTCACAGATAGTGCTGCGAATACTTCATACGCATTGCTATTCTCACTTCAGGGTGGAACTAGTGGATCTAATCAAACTGTATATTCTGATCCTAACTCAGCATACTACATACCTTCTCAAAATAAATTAGGTGTGTCAGAAATAGTTACTAGCACAGTTGGTGCAGCTGGTCTAACGACATTTGGTACAGCAGATCAAAACTGCTTCGGTGCAAGGACAGTATCAACAAACAATCCAAGTGGAGGATCCGATGGTGATATCTGGTATAAGTACTAGTATAGGTAATTAAATTATGGCAATTCCATATTCACAAACGTATGCAGATGCTCTTGATAAACATCTTAGGATCAAGAAGGATAATGAATGGAAATACGTAGAAGATGTACAGGTAAAGCACAGTGGATCTTGGCGTGATGTCAAGGAAGTTCATATTAAGCAAGGTGGTACATGGAGATTAATTCATGAAGGTGAGCATTTTCTGTTTAGTGCAGAGATCACAAGTGATGGTACTTCAGAATGGAGCCTAGCAAGTCATATTAGTGGACTTGGTTATGGTGGTAGTTTGATTAAGGGTGTTGTTGTTGTCAATGCTGTAAGACAGCAGTTAAATCTTGGCAACTTCTCTTCTGGTTCTAAAGTATTACTAAGGATTGTTGGTAACAAAAGAATAACTGGTAAAGGTGGAAATGGTGGAAATCGTGGTGGTCAGAATGGAGCTGGCGGTCAACGTGCATTATATTCTAGAACTCCATTCATTTTAGATAATTCTGGTGTCATCGGTGGCGGTGGCGGTGGAGGAGCAGGTGGAAATAATGCTCAATGTACATATCAAAATACATATTACTACGGTTGTATGAAGGGTAGTCAGTGTTCAGGTACTGCTCAAAATTTCTCAAACGCCAACGGAGGCGGTGGAGGTGGAGGAGCTGGATATCCAGGCGGTCAAGGCAAGGATGGTGGACAGAACGGACAACAATGGGGCGGCGGCGGTGGCGGCGGCAACGGAGGTTGTGGCTCAAACTCTGGTGGTCAAGGTGGTAATTTAGGCCAAAGTGGCCAAAATGCTGGTGGTACTGCTGGAGGTGGTGGCACTGCAATTGATGGCTGGTCATATAGATACAGTCAGAATGGAGCTGGCGACGGAGACATCCGTGGTGGAACAAGTAACTAAGGAGGAATTATGTCAATCCAAGACATTGATCAACAATTTAGATTGGATGCTGATGTAGCTCCAACATTTGTTGTTAAAGATTACGATATAGACACTGGAGAGTTCGGTGTTTATTATAATGATGGTACTCTCAATGATGATGAGTGGTATGGTCCTATTCCAATGGATCTAGATTCACTTAAACCAGAGACAGAAGAGCCATTATTATTTCAGATTGCGGGGCAAGTATATAATGCTGTGCAACAAAAGAGATTAAATGAGTGTAATATGGATTCCACTCGACTAGTATTATCACAAATGATTGGTGTTGAGCAAGTAGTTCCAATGGAAGACTTGATGAAGCATCGTGAAGTAATGGCAAAGAAAGATGATACACACATTGATCCTGTAGTATCACAGGCTACTGTTGTTAATGTGTACAGCGAAGATGACTTTGATGAACAGTTCGAGGCATTAAGCGCACAACTCGCTGCAGAGGAGTGATATGTATCAACTTGCAGAGACCAAAGATAGCCGAATTGCACAGTATACATTCGGTAAGAGTATTGCACAGTTTGGTGTAAGTGTCTTTAGTTGCACATCTGCACGTAAAGGCAAGAAGATATTCGCTAATGATCCCGATCCTCTTAAGGAGTACGTATTAGATACGCAACTTAAACTTGTAAAGGCGCATATCAAGAAGCATCCTAAAGGTAAGGCTGCGGGATATAAGGACATAATAAAGGAAATAGGACCACTTAACCAAGTACACCACAGAACTGTAATGTTTGGTAGTACATGGAAGAGTGATTCACTTAAACCTGCTGGTAAGTCCATACTATACCATAATGGATCTTACACTCACTTCCGTTATAATGGTATTGCCAGAATAACATCACAAGAACAAAATGGTATAATTGCGTGCTCAGGTTTTGAAGACCTGCACTCTACCAATAGAAAGGTACATTTCCTCAAGAAGAGCGATAGCTTTACACCTGCGGGAATTGGTAGTATAATAGTACCGATGCACGATGTGTGGTATCATAAGACTAAACTCTTACAACATTACCCATTTCCAATATCAGAGGTGGATACTGTGCAGATAACTGTGGACAAACCAACTGTTATCATTGAGTTTGTTGAGGGAGAACCAAACGTTGCGGAATTTACGCAGTCGTGGTTAAATCAAATCGAAGAAGGACTTATTGAAATTATTGATAGATGATGCCTGAATACTCAGTGAGGTCGAGTTGCGACAATCTCACTGTACTTTATTACAAAGGATGCCAACAAGCTTTTAAGTTCTTCGGGGATGATCCTGAGGAGCATAAGGTTTATGTTAAAGATGAGCATACTGATATGCTCAAGCAGATGTTCAGTAACTACAAGGAATACCCTTGGGAGTTCCTGAACCGTTTTTATTTGCATAGTAGGTGCTTGTTATTTACTAGTGGTATATGGATGAGTGAAACTGCTAAGTATCCGCAATACTTACGCTATAAACCTGGTAGTCATACATCTTTTAGAGTGTCTGGTATAACTAGATTTACAGCAATGACCAATAATTGTGGTGCTATCTGTGTTGGTATCAATCCTGATGGTACTGAGTTCCCTAACTTACGCAGACTGGTGCATAAGATGGAAGGAACTACTATGTTTATGCCTTTATCACCTAATTCATACATTGTACCTACGGAAAATTGTACGTATGGTGGTACAGAAATAGAGAGTGGTACCATAAGAAGAGCTAAGATCGATTTCGATGAGTTAGTATTTGAGGAACCTGGATATTTAATTGAGTTTACAAACGAACCCTTGACTCTGGAGGAAGAACTGATAGACTATGCACACCAGTGGGTTTCCCAGAGGATAGAGGTATTCGATCGTGCTTGAACTTCGTGATGGAAATACTCCGTGTTGGGAAGAAAGAATAGGTCTCCCATGGACAGAGTATAAGCATCTTCAACGTGATAAGTTTGAAGAGTTGGTGGATATGATGATGGAATCATATCCAGACCATGAAATAACACATTGGTTGATGCGTGGGTTCTGTATTAATGACGGAGATAGTACCATAAGTGTTGGGTCATTACAAGGTAAAATAACATTAAATCACCATCTCTCTATCTTTGATGATGAGGATGCGGAGTGTTTCCAAGAATTCTGGGAAGATGCTGATGATAGTATAGACTGGGGTGAAGACTGGGACGATGAGGACACTTAAATAAGTGTCACATGGTGTCTCCCATCCACACCATGATGCTCTATACTTAGTATATCAATCAAGGAACCCCATGACTAAAGCATTATTCGTTGACACAGTTTACGAAAGAGCACACAAGCTCGGACAGGTTCTCCAAGAGGACGTAAACAGCAAGTATCCTACCTGTGGTACCGTGTTCAACATGAAAGAAGGACGCAAGTACATCAAGATTACTGCGGACGATAACCAGTCAACAGTACATGCTTTCATAGATAGAAAGACTGGTGATGTGTACAAACCAGCATCATGGGCGAAACCTGCCAAGCACGTGCGCTACAACCTTTTAGATGATGTATCTTATGCTCAGTGCTTAACAAGAGCAGATTGGGCAGGTGGTTACCTTTACATGAGATAGACCCTTCTGGGGTCTTCTAGACCCCTTTCAGAACACTTTATTACTATGCCTGTATACAGAGACTATGAGATTAGAATTAATCTCAATGAACTAATTGAAAAGAGAATACCCACGTGTAATATAATGCACAAGGATCATTGCTTGACTGAAGCACAAGTTGCTGAGATAGCACATGATATTAATATGGAATTGGATCTACATCCAATATTTCATCAGGTTGATGAGCATATTATGCGCTATGTTGAGGCAGCAGGTATTGATAACACGGATCATTGGGTAGAACCACACTTGAAGGATCTAGATGAATGACTATTAATGTGAACTCTGTCGCTAAAGGTGATTGGTTTAACTATCATCATGTACAACAAGTATTTCCTACTGCATTATACGCACGTCAATCATTGATGGATGCGGAAGAGAACGATGTTCTCATTAAAAAGGTAATGGAGTTGCGGGGAATATTCAATGAAGGTAATGTCAATAGTTGGATGAGTGGAGTATATTCTCCTGACAACTGTTTTCATATTGCTGATCTTAATAACTATCTTGAGTTTCAACCACTGATTGAACGTGTTAAAGCATGTGTGGAAGAGTTTGCGCTTGAGTATGGATCAGAAGCAGAGTATAATTGTTATGATGGATGGTATAATGTATATCAAAGCGGTAAGTATCAAGAATTTCATACTCATTCGCATAGTATATTCAGTGCAGTGTATTTTGCACAGATACCTAAGGGATCTCCTGGAATATACTTCAAAAGACCGCAGAGTGATTGTATGCTACCACCAAAGAATATGGTAAGACCCTCTCCATTTCAACAACGTAACCTCATTGCACCACCAGAGGAGCGTGCAGTTATTGTATTTCGCTCTAACCTTGAGCATTCTGTACCACCTGCCGTATTTGATGGTGAACGTATCACTATCGCACTGAACTTCGACTAATGAATTATCCTCAGTTTGTCTTACAATATAATACAATCAAGGCGAAGGGATTTATTAAATCTCAAAGAACTGGTGATGGTGCTGCTGGTAATACATTTGAGGATGAATTAGGGTTAAAAGAGAATAATATAGCAGCACCAGATATTGATAATTATGAGATAAAAACATTTAAAAAGGGTGCTAGTGGATTACAAACTCTCTTTAATAAAGAGGGTGAGTGGCAAATGACACAAATTGAATTTCTTAAGAGGTATGGATTTCCTCATACTAAAAAGAAAGGTGAATTGAGTGCTCAGTCTACTGTTAAGAAGACACCTAATAGTAATGGATATTATTTCACTACTGATGACCACTATCTTTACGTTAAAGTTAACGATGTTATTATTGTTAAGTGGAATTTTGATTTACTACTCTCAAAGTTTGCTGAGAAGTTTCCTAATTGTATTAAAGTATTAGCAGATGTCAAGAAGATTGATGGTGAGGAGTGGTTTCATTATAATGAGGCATACTTATTCGAGGGTACAACAAAGGAGAAGTTTAGAGAGTTGATTGAGGATGATTTAATCTCTATTGACTTTAGACTTTATACGAGGTATAATGAGAATAAAGGCATAAGAAATCGTGGAACTGCATTTCGTATTAAACATGGGGATATGAATAAGTTGTTTATTGAGCATCAAATATCATGAGAGACACAGTATTATTTGGTGACTGTCGTGATACTATTCCAACAATCACGGAGAGACCACGCATGTGTGTCACTTCTCCACCTTATTATGGTCTAAGAAACTATGGTGATGAAGAGAATCAGATAGGTCAAGAGCAAACACCAGAGGAGTTTGTTGAACAATTGGTTGATGTCTTCCGTAAGGTACGTGATGTGCTTGCGGATGATGGTACACTATGGTTAAACATTGGTGATTCATATTATAATTACAGACCAGGTAAAGGTCAGGCATTGAATAAACAGAGTGTATCAAATACTAAACAAGATCTACCTGATAAGTGTCCACGCAGAGGTAATAAACTAGAAGGATTAAAAGAGAAGGATCTAATTGGTATACCATGGATGTTAGCATTTGCACTACGTGCGGATGGATGGTACTTGAGACAGGATATAATCTGGCACAAGCCCAACCCCATGCCTGAGAGTGTTCGTGATAGATGTACTA